GCTCAATAACCTTGTCTACATCAAAAACTGTCGGCTGTTCGTCAATTTTTTCAAGAATCTCTAAATCATCAGAATATGCACAATGTATTACATGTTTCAACTTATCTGCATCAATCAGTCTCATATTCTTCACACTCCTCCCACACTCCCAACAACCTCATCCTCTCATACAGTACAGCGACGGTCTTGCGTCTGTATCCGTAGAAGTCTTTCGGGTTCATCGGAATATATCTTTCTTTACTGATTTTCCTGTAACTTTTCCGGTGCAGGATATTCTCAATTACCATATCCGCTATCACCGTGTTCTTCGGGCAAGCTGACAAGGCAGCACCGGAAAGCAGGTATCCGTACTCTGCCGGGAAGTCTTTCAGCATCGTATTCAGTTTTTCAATATCCTCAGCCGGAATACCGTAGTCTTTCAGCTTTTTGTTCCTTGTCAGCATACCGTTCTCCTTTCTAATCGTCTGGGTGATGCTTGTCGTACATGATCGCTATACATATAATACCAACCATTCCGAATATGGTTCCAAGAGCGAATCCTAATAAGAATGTAATCATGTTTCTTCCTCCTTAACATAATCTTCGCAATCTTCTATATATTCGTAGCTATCCATAGTGTCGCACCGGTTATCGCAACCGTCTTGTTTCTCACAGAAGATACAGCACTGTGTTTCACCGTCCGGACACTCTAATTTACAATATCCCATTCAGTCCTCCTTATATGGTTCTGGAAGTGACTTCCAGGCGATAACTTTGTACATCTTTGTTCCTCCATGCCCATCTGAATATTTATCCCATTCAAGATACCCATATTTCTTTTCATTCCAGTATCCATCATTCCCAAATCTCAGATAATTCGCAATTCCCATGGATATTTCAGGCGTTCCATATATCTTTTCAAGAGTTACAAGACACTCTCTTTCGTCTTCCGGTAATCTCTCACTGACAGGAATCCAACCATTTTCTTTCTCGTCCTGTTCCAGATCATCCTTAATCTGTTCTATCATATCCATAACATCGCTTGCTAAAACCATCTGGTGGTCATCCGCAAGTTTCTTCACAAAATCATGATAATCCGATAATCTGTCTTTGATATGGCTCATATTATTCCATCCTTTCTCAATTCCAGCTTCTTACCATGTGAAACAACAGTTCTGTCATGGATCTTTTTCTTGACCCATTGTGTCCACACTTCAAAATAACTGATAATCTCCATTTTTCCACATCTCCATCTAGTGGTGTTGGGTTTTCAAATTCTTCGGCAACATCTCTCTGATACGGAACTGCAACCATTACTCCCATGTTACCTATTTCCGCGTAACATTCTGGAAAATTCTCACGTATGTGTTGGGCAAATTTTCCATTTTTTAAATCAGGTAAAATCTCTTTGTAGCACTCCATTGTTGTTACAAGATAGTTTTTTTCGCCAATAAAATTTAATCCATTTCCGCTGTAAATATCCTCTTTGCAGCTTTTGATTTCATAGCATGCAAATATTCCTTTTTCGATTGATGAGATAGAACACTGGTTTTCCGGAATAAACTGCATGTAATTTACTCTTCTTGGCTTTCCTGCTGCGTAGCCATAATCAAGGCTTACTTCTCTAGCCCAGTATTTACCTGGGCCGGAAAAACAGCTTTTTTCCATCAATTGACCAAGAAATTTTGTTGTTTCATATCTTTTCATACTTCCACCTCGCTATCCTCTGGCATCTGAAACAGGATTGATTTTCTTATCTCATTTCCATAGCCTTTTAATACAGCAATTCCATGCGCCACACTTTCTTTTGTATCATAGCTTCCTGTGTATGCTGATCCTGCCAACCCACTGCCAATAATTTCACCGGATTTGTAATCCATGTAAGCCTCCTGAATCATATCCAGTACTTTCATAGCTTTTGCTTTAGTGGAATAATTACCCAATGAAATATACTCATCTTCTCCTGGATTCATCTGGCTCCAACAAATAATTTCTTTACCATTGATATTGTTGATGTTTATAACAATATTCTCAAACTTTACCAGAGATATCTTATTCTGACTTCTGATTAACATTTTGCGTCCTCCTTACCTGAATACATTTTTAACTGCTTCATCTTTTTAATAAACAGTTTCATTTCATATCCTGTAAGACCAACACAAGTATTTCCGATTCCTTTGCTATCTCCTAAATCTGGATCATAAGACTGTAAGATGTGCCTTCCGGATTTTTTATGTAAAATAGATACGATCTGTGTATATCCATATTTCTTATCTTTTCTCTCATACTCACATCCGTATTTATCTTCTTCAACTTTTGTAAATCCAATTTCCGCTAATTTTTCATCTACTGTTTTAAATAATTTCATTTTGTGTCCTCACTTTCTCGTATAATTCATAATATTCTTCAAATGTTTCTGGCAGTTTGATACAATCTGGCTCATAAGGTTTTGGATATACCGTATATCCACACTTCGGGCATTTGATTTCCGGCGGATAGTACTCAACCCATTCCATGTTTCCGACACATTTTCTGCAACGAATGTATCTCTCTACTTTCTTTGGCTTGATTTTAAAAAATGAAATATAATTATTCTTTCTCATTTCCATCCTCACTTTCCCCATACAAGCAACTGGCGCGCTATCAATTTGGATTTACGTTCATTTTTCTTGCCATAGCTTCTACAACTGTCACTGTTACGCCGTTTCCTGCCTGCTTGTATAACTGGCTGTCAGAATTTACGAACTGTGCTTTTTCAAAATAATCATCAGACCAACCTTGCAGCCTAAAGCATTCTTTTGGGGTTAATTTTCTGATTGCTATGTAGCATTGGTATTTTTCGTACCAGACTGCATACACAATTAATTCATCGGAAACTTTCACAAATATGCCTTGATTGCAACTCGTATCTAATCTTTTTGTTGCTTCTTCAACCTCAATCGCAATTCCGTGCCGGTCCTGTCCTGTCAATGTGAACATTGGTTCTCCATCTTCTTTGAACCTTCTTCCATTCTGACGTTTTTCTGTCCTGTCTGGTGTTAATACTGGAATTGCTGTTTTAGGTTCTGTATTTCCGCCGGGTACCGTGCTTATTGTTGGTGAAAGTCCACCACTGTCATAAACCCTTTCTCTCTGTGAATTTCTGCCATTTATACAACCAAAAAGATTTAACGAAACACTATTTTTTCTGTCTGTTCCTTCGATAGGAAATACTTTTGCGGTACTTCTTCCTCTAAGATGTCCGATAATGAAGCACCTTTCTCTATTTTGTGGCACTCCAAAATCTTTGGAGTTGAGCACTTGCCATTCTGCATCATACCCTGCCCTATCCATTTCAATGAGCAGTCTGGCGAAATCCCATCCTCCATTAACACTAAGCAAATTTTTAACGTTCTCAATGAAAAGGTAAGTGGGTTTATCTTCTTCTTTGAGTTGTCCGACAAGGTACATAACTCTGAAAAACAGGCTTGAACGGCTTCCTTGAAATCCGGCTTGCTTTCCTGCAACGGAGATATCTTGGCAATTGTGGACAATTGCTCCGTTTGCAACATATGAGTTGTCTTCTTCAACACTGATGTTATACACTGTTCCAAAATCATCAGATTCTGTTGGCTGATACAATTCTCTGCAAACATATCTTGCACGATAATGTCCTTTAACTGATTTACTAGAGATTCGGAATGTATATGTATCTCTTTGCCGGCATTCCCTTCCTTGGATAACACATTTTTCATCTCTTCTAGTGTAGTAAACAGCTGGAACAGATTTTCCAAGTCGCTGTGCAATAATGCACATGCCAAGAATGAGTGCTGCACTGGTTGATGTTGCTTCTTCTCGATCGTTTCTTCCATCCCCGGACATATATCCATCGAAGAAGTATTTTGCTTTCTCTCGTGGCAAACACAATGCTTCTCTTGGAATTCGTTTTCCATGTGCGTATTTTCCGAACTTTTCAAGGTATTTGTATAATTGGTTATTGCACACATGATACTTTCCGCAAGTTCGTTCTTTTGTGTAAGTTCCATGTAGTTTCGCTTCTCGCAATCGCTGTTCGAATTCTGCCCTCTTATCATCGCTGATTGCGAACACGATTCTTCCTCCACTTGGTCTGTCTTTTCGTTCAACTCTCCACCCATCAGCAAGATAACGTCCGATAATCCACCACATTTCCTTACTATATCCATCGGATTCTGCATCAGGCAAAACCATTGTGGAATACCAACTGTCATCAAGTTGTTCCACTTTTTTGAATTCCATTGGCTGATCTGGCTTAGTGACATAATACGGATGCTCTGCCGTGGTTCTTGTTGGCAATATTCCGAATCCATTGACATCCCAGAGTCTTGCTCCGTCCCTGTGCATTGTTGCTGTAACTTTTCTCCATCTTCCTTTGTGCGTAAGGACTTTATCTCCGACAGATACATCTTCAATTGGGATATATCCTTTTTCTGTAAGAATATAAGTTCCTTTGGCAAAACAGGGGAATCCGAAACACCAGCAGTCGGCTTTTGGAATGTCTCCGGCATACACTCTTCGAATGTCATTTGCATACCATTCTCCATTTCTGTATTCCTCCTTTAATATTTCTTTCTGTCTTTTCTTGATAGGAATATCTTTCAATGCCTTTCGCTGCTCTTCTGTCAGTAAGTGCATTGAGATGTAACCCGCAGTAGCAAATTTATCGAATTCGCAAAAACCAACGCATTCATGCCCCGCTAATTCCATTCCCCTGCGAAATCCTCCCATTCCTGCGAAAAAATCTATAAATTTCATTTTAAACTCCCATCTTCTTAACCAGATTCTTATTCAATCCCTCTTAACATCAAGCTTAATTTGCTGTAACAAGGGCAAATTCTTGTATGATCAAAAATATCTTCCAGTAAAACGCAAAATGGAAACATCTGTTTTACTTCATAGATATGTTCTATTCCGTCCTCACCACATTCTGCGTATTTGATTCTTTTTCCAACATGCAAATCAAATGCATTGGATATATATGCTTTAAGCCCATATATGTTCACTTTGCTCATTTTTGTGCACCAATCCTTCCTTAAAAGCTACTATTGCAGCTTCCTTACTGTGATGTATTTTTGTTATGGTTTTACATTCTGTGCATTCACACCAATATAAATCTCCTCCATAATGCCGGTTATAATCTGCGAAAACATGAAAACGATTCCCGCATTTAGGGCAAATCCTACTTTTACCATTTTCAACATTAATTCCCATTCTTTCATTAAACATCGAACATTTCCTCGTTATCATCACCAGAATCGAAATCTGACGTTTCTTCACAATCAGTTGATTTATTTCTGGACATATTCTTGCCACGTTCCACCAGTTCCGCTCTCTGCTCTTCGGTCAATTCTCTTGGTGCTCGTAATTTCACGTACTTAACTGGGACATGGGCAAATATGGAACCATCTTTGTTTGTGACCAAAATCTTCACATCTTCTGGATGCTGTTCTGCTAGCTTCAGGACTCTTCCTTTCATCTTACTGCCGTTATGCGCTGATACTTCTGCGTACTCACCACCGCGAATCCACGCAATGCTGCATTCATTGCAATTCTCTGTCATGATTAGTCCTCACTTTCTCCAAATCCAAATTCTTTATTTATATTTATGGAATCAAATTCAAGTTTAATTCCCATTGTTTCTTTTGCTTCCTGGTATGCCTTTTCAATTCCAACTTCTTCAATGTGTTCTTTGGCAGAGTTTAGGTTTTCTAAGAATCTCTGATTGGATTTTGTAAATCCCCATGTTTTCTTAATTGCAAACAAACTGATAAGAACATTTGCCACTGCGATATAATCCTCTGCTTTCCACAGTTTTTCCTGCGATTCTTTAATCAGTTCCTCACGCATTTCATCTTCACGCTGTTTTAAGTACAATTTCAGAGATTCTACTCTTGCACCTGTTGCTTTCGATATTTGTTCCAGTTTGAAATTGCTGAAATTGTATGGTGCATTTAAGCGTGTTTTATCAGATGCTTTCTGCTGTCTTCTTCTCTCTGCCCTGTTCATGCCCTCACCAATCATTTCAGCTGGCTTGTAATTAAGGCAAATTCTTTCAAGAGTTTTCTGTCTAATGGTGTATTTCCGGTCACGGTATTATCGCCATCATAGACAACTGCGTATTTTTCATTAATCAATCTTGCAGATGAAACCGCATTCAAAACTTCTTGTCTGGAGCATTTCAGCATTTGTGAAATATCATCAGCGGTCATATCGCCAATCCATTGTTCATTCTCGAAAACACTGTATATTCTCATACTTCTGCCACCTTTTGATATTCATATCCAACAAGGTGAAACGCTCGCGGAGTATTCGGATGCGCAGTAGCAATCAAGCCATCAAGTTCGAGCTGCCTCATATGTCGTTGCACAGTTGCTTTTGATATGCCAAGGCTTTCGGAAATTTCTTTAAATGACGGTGCGTATCCATATTTTGTAAAATATCTGATAAGAAACAGATAAATTTCTTTTCTGTTCTCTTGCCCTTCGAGATACTTTCTTTCGGTGTTATACTTACTTACCATAGTTACCTCATTTCTTTTAACCTCTGGGTTCAGATCGCGCTCATATGCCAAGGAAGTTGCATGAATCAGTCCAAACCCAGAGGGCGTGCGCATATTTAGTTGTAATTATTTGGGATTTTGTCTGCCAGAACCGGCAGCTTTATCATTTGTAAGATTCTTCATCAAGAAGATTGTTGAATTTTTCAAGTGCTTTTATAGACACCTTGTTGTTTGATTTCTCTGGTTTGATTGATACATCTAAGTGAGTATCAATGATATGTTTTAATTCTCTCGCAAGGGCAATTTTGCCTTGCTTCAATCCATCGCGGTAACCTTTTGCTGGTCGGTAATCAGCGATCTTTTCTTTCCCTTCATCCTGTCCGCCAGCTGTCTTGTTTTTTATAATCCATCCGGCATCAATCACTCTTTGAATGTACTCTCTTTCTTTCTCGTCAAGTTCATCAATCGGGCAATGAAAGAAATCAATCTTATAACCGCTCTTATTGCTTTCTGAATACAACCCATGAGCTTTCATAGAAAGGTCAATATGTTGCTCGTATCCAGTCATATGTTGTGCTAGCCTGGTTAATATTCCTTTCGACTGTCCTACGTACCCGTGGGTTTCCGTTCGCCACAACATGTATATCCCGGCTCCATCATCCAATTTGGGATTGACTTTTAAAAGTCTTTTCTTATTGCTTGCTTCGATAGCCTTGACCTGACGAAATTTTTTATAATCCACTAGGCATCACTCCTTAATTAAACGGAAGTTCGTCATCCATAATTGACGGCATATCCATGAATCCACTTGTGTCCTGTTCTGGACTTGGAACTGGTGGCTGCGACTGTTCTTCTGGCTGGTTATTCTTGCTTTCTGCAAACTCATGTGTTTCCACAAGGCAATCATTTGTGTAGACTTTCTTTCCGTCCTTGTCAGTGTAATTTCCAGTCTGCCATGAGCCGACAATCGCAATTTTCATGCCTTTATGCAAGTACTTTTCGGCAAACTCACCATTTTTTCCAAGCGCAACACAATTTATGAAGTCTGATGTGCGTTCATTGTTTTTGCGATACTGTCTCTCAACTGCAAGTGTGTATCTGGCAATTGTTGTGTTGTTCGTTCCCATTCGGACATCTGGATCTTTAATCAACCGTCCGATCAAAATTACTTTATTCATGTTTTTTCTCCTTATACGGTTCAGGCAACGGCATCCACGCAATTACTTCTAACTTTTCGAAACCGTCTGTAAAATATTCACCATTCCACATTGCTCTGAAAGGTATTGTTCCTTTTTTGACAGTAATCAAATATATGTCTCCTTTAAATATATGATTAGGTTTTGGTTCTGGCGGGAGTTTCATATCTACCGGAATCCAGTTTTCACTCAAGTTGTAAGAAGCAATCAGTTCTTCAACTTTTTCTAGTGCATCATTCCAACCTTTATTGTAATTGCAATTCAAATATGGCTCTGCTATTTCCCCGTACTGTGTCTGTTTTTTAAGCTTATCAATCACTTTCAAAAAGATTTTCATTCTCATCCTCCTCATAATCATTACAATAAAGCGAACCATAGTCCCATGCCAGTATGCAACCTCTACGGTATTTGCATTTGTCGCAATCAGTCATTTCCATGATTTTCTCCTTTCAAAACGGGCATAAATTCAAGTCAACTTCCAGTCCAGCCCGCCCAATCTGAACCAGAACATTGTCTCCTGCGACTTCCTGTATTTCTTTCTGTATTTTACAGGCATCAGATGCCTGACCACTTAAATGTACCAGTGTTACCGTCCGAAGCGATTCTGTGCGATTTTGCTTAATGAATTGCTTGCAAGTTGACAAAGAGCAATGTCCTTTTAATCTATGACTGTAGTTAGCTTCTGTTTTGTCCACCAATTCTTCACAGTAGTTGCATTCAATTACCAGATGATGTATGTTCATTTTCTGGAAATTATATTTACTGTACTCAAAATCAGTAATATACAGAAGCTTCCCCATTTCATTGTGCTCCACCAGATATCCGTAGTTCGAGCAAGGTACAAGCTGATTTGCTTCCTTATCGTATGTTGTATGCGGCAATTCAAATGGAATCACGTTAAACGAACCAACTCTAAATGGATGCCTTTCTGGAACACCTTTCATTAATTCGCCTGTTCGGATGTTCATGTTCTCAACTGTCTCGTCATTGGTGTAAATCTGAATGCCTGCATTCATTATTTCCTTGAATGACTTTGTATGGTCACCCATGTTCATGAGAAAGAAGTACTGCATCAATATTGCTTATACAATAGTCAATCCCTCTGAGGATTTTCTTGTAGTTGCATCCGCAGTCAAGAAGAACAATCTCGCCTGTGCTTGACTGCAAAGCGTAACAATTTCCTTTGGTACTTCCTGTTGAAATTACTCGCATGAACAAATGACATCACCTCGCTTTCCACGAACTACATTTATGCTTCTAAGATATTTTCAACTTCATCTATGGCTTTTTCTAAATCGGAATAGGCATATGGTATGTCCTTCCCTCTATTTAGACTCTCTAACTCCGCATAGCTTACTTTGCACATGCTGTCTCGTATTAATTTGAGTTCCCTCAACGTAAGTTCAATGGTTATTATCTGTTCCCAGTCCTTTTTGCTGTCTACTCTCTTCATACTTCATCATCCTCCGGGAATCTAAACACAATGTTTGCCGGTTCGAATTTCACATCTGGGCTGTTAACCATTGTTTTGATGATTCCAAAACCTCTTGCAGCCATTTTTATGCATTCCTCGTAATCGTCATCGCTCATTTCAACGTTTTGCGCAAGAAACATTCCTGCATACACTTTATGCAAGGCTTTCATAGCTTTTTGGGCTTTTTCATTTGTCGAATAACGAGCCATAATTGTTCCTTTTTCACCAACTATCGGCACATATGCTATTATGATATTTCCTATTCTACTTAATGCTGCAATTTCATAAGGAACATCAAATTCTCCGTTCTGACTTACTAATCTCATCTTTATTTCTCCACCCTAGATACAAAAATATTGGATTTTAAGATACAAACTGGGCGAACACCAATCACGTCGATGAAATAGTCGTCGTAGATAAAGCCTGAAGGGGAAACAACGATAATACTTTTTTTCCATCCACGTTCTTCCGTTGACCATGGCGACAACGTCCAATACCAGTCGTTCAGATCATTATTCGGTGTAATATCTGTGTATTCTCGTGCTTCATCAAACGTAATCGGTCGAATTTTACAATCAACAGTCCCCAATTTCTGTCCATCCGCAGTGATAATATCTGTCATATGCTCTTCGATATTTTCAGCACCAAATTCTTCTTCGAAGTCCTTCAGAATTTCAATGTCACACAGTTTCTTTACCTTTGATGTTTTGTAATCTGAGGTATCACCAAATTTTACATTTTCTTTCACCAGATCAAGTGAAATAATTTTCGTTGTATCTCCATACTGTTCCAGAACCTTGTATTTACGCTTTCCAGTGGTCTGAAATACTTCTCCTCGTTTCAGCGTTGACAACTCAACCTTTCCGGTTTCTTCCTGCTTTTCCAGAAGTTCAACCAGTTCCTTTGCTTTCTGTAAAATTTCTTTATTGTTCATTCCCGTTGCCTCCAAAAAATATTTCTCGCATATCTACTGCTGCGTACTTCTTATGTATAAGTTTCTTGTTTTTGATTGCCCCGTTCGGATTGTTGCAGACAAAATCTCTGCATATCTCAGGTCTCACTGGATAAATGAGACATTTTTCTTTTTCTTTGGAATCATCCAGGAACGGGCAAGTAAGGTCAAAAGCTACAACCGAAGGATAATTATGTTTCTGCTCAGTGATATGATGCTTCTTTACGTAACGTTTGATTTCTTTAATTTCTTTACTGGATATTGGCAAGTAGTTGCTACAACATTGTCCACAACCACTGCATTTACCGTCCTTTGTGAAATCAAGTACGCCATATTTCATATCCTTCATGACTTCTTCTAACGTCCCGATCATGCTATCACCTCGTTATTCCTCCTGCTTCATAAAATCTGGAATCTCTGGCTTAACAACTGCTGCCGGAACTGGTTCTTTCTCGGCAGTCTTTACGACTTCTGCGACTGTTGGCTGTTTAGGCTGTTCTTCAATTGCCATTGGTTCTGGAATGAATTCCTCTTTATTGGCATTCTGTTCGATTTCTTCCTGCACTTCTCTGTATGTAGCATCCATCGTGTTATATTCATAAGCCTGCACCGGATTATCCCATTTCTTAGGAATGGACTTCATAATGTTGTTACGCATTTTACGAACAATCATAGATTCTCTCGACTGTGTTTCGTAGTATGACGGGGAAATGTATGGTCTTAATTCCTCACAATCAATAATTGCTTCCAGTTCCCCAATATCAGCAACCTTTTTCATGATTTCTTTTTTCTTTGCTTCAATCTGAGTTTTCTGTGCATCTGTAGCTTTGTATCTGTCTGCACAAATACCGAATGTTTCATTCTGAAGATTGTTCTTAATATGTGCTGCAAGATTCTTCAGTACGTCTGCTCTTTCGCATGAAAGGTATTCAACGTGACCATCTTTGTACTGAATTGGATATACCACGCGAACAACTTTTCCAATTCCAGATTCTTCCCATTCCGGCGGTGTGATTTCTACACCTCTGTGTCTTGGTGGGATATACTTGTCACCCTCTCTTACTTTCCAATATGGAAATACTTTAGCCACATTGACACCATATCTACTTACAAGAGCATCGTTTCCGTCGCCCTCAATCGCAAATTCGATTTTCTTCTCCCACTGAGGTTTCTGCCCTTTTGCCGCTATGTTTACGTTTCTGATCTGGAAATAACATTCTCTCGGCTGTGCATTTGCGTTCAGCTTTAATGCTGCGACTTTACTCAGGATAAATTTAAGATTAGAACCGTTGATTGCTTCAAAACTCACACCGCTTTCATGTACCATCTGGAAAATAGATCCCATTGCTGCTACTACACAATCTTTTGAATATGAATCAAATTCCATTCCTCTTGAAGTCAAATCTCTTTCCATTAAATCGACATACCGATTTGTGTAGTAGGAAAGCTGTGTGTTAAAATTTGCTACCTGTGTGTTTTCTGCCATTTTAATTCTCCTTTTCTTTTATTAATTAACTCATTTTTTGTTTGCATTTCTGTTCAGTTCTGCACTTCGCCAAAGCAAATCATAACCGAGCTACGATCTGCCTATCCTTTGCTCATCTTCTCTACTCAGGGCAATTCTTTGCCATAACTACGTCGTTCTACTCAGTGCCTTTGCTATACTTTGTTACTCCATTCCATATGTTACCTATACGTATCTTTGCCCTGCCCTACTTCGCCAATGCGTTACATTTCTTTACAACACATTGCTCTGCTGCGCTTTTCCGCTACCTCACTATGCGAAACCTCTCTTTACTTTGCCAAAACGTATCAACTCTTTTCAATTCCATAACTTTGCCCTTCTGCACCTCTCAGTACCACTCCGATACATTACTTTGCTACGCTTCGCCGAAGCAAATCATTACCCAGCAATTCTGCGCCTTTGCTTTGCCTATCATAACTACATTCAGCCATGCCGTAGCTTATTTTGTGATTTCAGTCCATTTGAAACGGCCTTTGCCTGAGTTTCGCCACTGACCAATGCCGTTGAACGCTCCATAATCAAGCCAGTCAATTACATATTTCATGAGTGAATCATCAAGTACTTTGATTGTGAATTCTACTGTTGACCCTGCTGGTACTGTTTCACTGTCTGCCAAAGAGATTCTTTCGCCCTGTGCTGTCTGCGCTCTCAGTGGTCTCTGACAATCAGAAAGTTCTGTACCTTCTGGAAGAACAAACGGAATTTTGCGTTCGTTTACAAATACCAGTAAGTCAATTTTTTTCTTATAAGCTGCAAGTTTCTTTGCTCCACCGATATAGGAACTGGCCTGTGCAGCTGACTTAAAGAATCCTCTGATCTGGTAGTCCCAAAGGAACGGATTGCCGTTATCATCTTTCGGAAATACTGTTCGACCTTTTTCGACAACTTCTTCAATTCCTAAAGCTTCAACTTCCTGTTCTCTGGAAGGTGCATCTGGTGCTTTTGATGCAATGAATTTCTCGTGAATATCTTTTTCTGCATTTGCGGTTCCCAGAACTTCCTCTAAAAATGTTAATCTGACTTTTAATTCTTTCATCTCGTATTCCTCCGATTTTTATATTTTGCTTAATGCTTTGCTTGTCACAGCCGTGCGTTTCCGTTGCTGTTCTTTGCCTCTCAGAGCCGTGCCGTTGCATCTCAAATCAGTGCTTAGCTATGCCTTTGCTTTACTCGGCTATTCTATTCTCAACGTTTCCATTGCATTTCATTTCTTCACGCTGCAGTTCAGTGCCTGTCTATTCCGTGGCATTTCATATCTGTTCTATGCATATCCCTTGCTTCGCTTCTCATTGCTTCGCTTTGCCGTTGCAAAGCTAACTATGCTAATCCTATTGCGTTTTAATCGCAATAACTTCTATTACAGAACGGGCAACTCGTAATCAACTGCCCTGCTGCACTTTCTACTGAGATGCCCTGTGTGTCATATCCGGTACGTGTCCGTCCTTTCTCGGAATAGATATTCTGGTGGCAAGACCAACAGATACCATTGCCCGGTGCAAAACGTGGCAATATCTTTGTTTTACAATACCAATCCTGTGCTTTTATTGCTTCTGGGATGTTGTATGTAGTTGTTGCCATATCAAATCCCCTCCACTTTTAATTCATTGTCAGAAACTTTAAGGAGAATCATCTGCCTGCCTGTATCTGGTATTCTGTCAGCATTCACACTTTCAACATCATCAACCCAAATTGGAAGATTCAGTCCGTTCAGCTCCTGCAATCCAGTCACGAGGTCAATATTGCATAGAATCTGATCAGAGTGATTCAATCCATCAAAATATCCGATTCCGTCACAAATCATCTTGCAAACTTCCACCGGTTCACCGTCCTGCGTATAGTCCAAAAACTGAAACTGAAAATGCTTGAAAAGTGGATTGATAGCTTCTGCCAGTGCCTGATTTTTTTTGATGGAAAATTCTTTCAACATGTCAAGTTTCTGCTGAATATCGGAATCTTCCTGACCTAACTCTTTCTGTTCTGTGTTCAGCTGTTCAAGTGTTTCTGTCTGTTTCTGAACTGCCTGTTTTGCCATCTCAATTTTTATTTCGATTCCTGTAAGTTCCTTTTCAGCAGACATTCTTTCTGCCTGAACTGCTGCATTTTCCTCAGAATTATTAGTCAGTCCGTCAAGCTGTTCCTGTTTCTTCTGGATTTCTGCTACAACTGCCTGATACTCTTCATTTCCAGACATATCTGGCTCTGCCGGAAGCTTCTCTAATTCCTGATTTTTCTGCGCAATCTCAGATGCCAGAGTGGAAATATTTTTCTTTGTCTGCTCAATCTGCGATTCGATGTCTTTGCGCTTTTCCTCAACTTCTTTTCTTCTGGCTACTTCGGAATTGCCTTCTTCTGTAATGTCTTTAAGTTTCTGCTGTTTGTCTGCTTTAAACTGCTCTTTTTTCGCAAACTCTGCATGGATTCTTTCCTGTTTCTTCTGTTCAAATTCAGTTTTAAGACGTTCAACCTGTTCCTCCGGAAGTGCCTGTCCGCAGGTCGGGCAAATAGCTGATTCAGGATCAAATTTTTCATTCTGTATGGCATTTAAAGCTGTTTCATCAAATGTGGACGCATACGTCTGTTTATATTTCTCCTGCAAAACCGTAATTCTCTGCTGAATTCGTTCTGGTTTCTCAGCGGTCGCAAGGAAATTTCCCAGAATTCGGAGATTTTCTTCTTCATGTTTCTGCTTGAATCGCCTGTCATTTAATAAGGAAACGATTTTTCTCTTTTCTTCCTGTAATGCTTCTGCTGCATTTGAAATGATCGCATCTCTGGATTTCTTGAGACCTGTAATCTCGTAGCAGAGCTCGTCATATGTTTTATTGGTTTCATTTAGCAGCTTTTCTTTTTCAAGAAGACCATTCAGTTTATCCAGCACGGCATTCTTCTTTTCTTCAAGAATGGTAAAATCTGGTGTTCCCTGTTTCTTTACGGTATCAATTTCAACCTTTTTGGCATCAATTTTCTTCTGGAAGTCTTTTTTGTCTCTATTGAGTTTTTTCACAACTTCCTCGACAGAATGATTCTTGATGATTTCCGAAACTTCTGGATTGTCCTGTAATACTTTATCCGCATTGAACCCTGCCATCTTTTCAAGCATTACTCTGGCACTTGCTGTTGATTTTCGAAGTTCATTAAGGAATACTCTGGCATTACTACACATCATAATGGTTTCTGAGTCTGATATTCCTTTTAAAAATTCCTTATACTTCGTCTGGTTGTAATCAAACCCATCAACCTGATATTTTGTGGTACTGGAAGATTTACCTTTCTTCGTTTCCTTACGGATCACGGTTTCCTCTCCATCAATCAGAAGTGTGAGTTCTCTTGATACGACACCCTCAACTTCTTCTCCGTCTTCTTTTCTTCTGACATTATTCGGAGATGTACCGTCTGCAAGCTTTCCGGTCAGCGTATCAAAATATGCGTCCATCAACGTTGTTTTACCCTGACGGTTCCTACCGGACACCATCGTTCGTGGTGCAAACTGATACTCCGCAGACTCAAACTTCTTGTAGTTTTCAATGTTAAGCTGTTTCAATTCTACTGTTTTCATACTGTTTTATCCTCCACCCAATAAGCCGACACTTCATAGGCTGTTTTCTTCTCGACCTGATTTCCGACTTTTTTGTTGTACTCTCTGCTCTGGATTCTTCCCTGTAAAATAATATGTGTGCCAGTTCCGCAGGTTCCCATGTATCTTGCATTTCTGCCCCAGCAGATGCATGGTATGTAATCAGATATGCCGTATGATCTATTTACCGCCAGAAGTACATCTGCAATCTCTCTTCCATTAGGCGTTGTTCTGTATACTGGTTTCTTGCAAGTAAAACCATCCAGAAGAATCTGATTAACTGGAAGTGCGTCTTTGTCCATGAATTTTGCTTCTCTTGCGAACACAAAAAGAAGTAATCTACTGTGATTTTCTTCGTGCTTATTGAACGATCTGAACTGCCCTTGAATTTCCATCATTTCTCCTGTATAGTTCTGCTTCACATCAATGAGTCTCTCAGAAACTACAACCGGAAGAACATCTTTCGTTCCGCTAAATCGTTCTACGCTAAGTTCGAATCGGTAAAATTTTTCACCATATACTTCATGGCTAAATTCAAATTCTGTTTTAATTTCTCCAACCAGTGTTACCTGATTGTTTTCCAAAAGCTTATTCAATTCCGTTTACCCACCTTTCTATCTGCATTAAAATAGGAAGGGATACCATTGAAGATGCCATTGCACTTATGCAGAGCAACTCAAGTACATCCATTTTCGTCATCCACCAGAGCAATAATGCAATCGTGGAAAATGTTCCCACCTGTGCCATCACTCCGATAAAATACATTCTTTTCCTCATATCCCTCACTTCTTTCTTTTAGTTGCTGCTGCTGCAAGTAAAGCTACTGATAGTGCTACAACTGCGACTTCCAGACGTTTTGTTTTTGCCACCTGATCTGCGATGATTTCGCTTGCAAGACTCTGGTTTTTAGTTACGTTTTCGGTGTGTTTTGTGATTTTAGACATAAAAAATGCCCTCCTGGTATAAATTTTCTTTTCAAATACAGGAAGGTGTGCTATACTTATCCTGTATTTAACTTACCCTAATTAAGTTAGATACGTGCTCCGGTAGGTGTTGCGTCACCTCCGGGGCGTTTCACTCTTCTTTCTTATCGGAATCCCCTTCGAAATATTTAATCCCCATGATCGCAGCTACATACTTTTTATCAATGAATGTGCTATCGTCAGCATTTAAAACCGCTTCCAGAGCTGTAAGTCTCCCTGCCAGAAAAGCAAATTTCTCTTCGAGAGTTTCTGGTTCGTAAGTGTTTTTATTCATTCTTTGATTCTCCCAGTATTAAGTTCATAAGTTCCTTGACCAATTTATTATTTTCTTTAGTAAGCTCTTCTTCTGTCCAGAATCCAAGTTCTACCGCATGTTTAATTCCTTCTTCGGCTTCATCTTTTGACATTCCTCTTTCCATGAAGAATTCTCGCGTTGTTCTTGCAATCATGGATAAATCAGTCATAATATCCGGGACATTTCCTTTAAAAGTAATTTCTCCTTTTTTATTGCATTTAATCATTCTCTTTTCCTCCTTCAAAAATCTTTCTCCCCAATATTAATTCCGCAAACGTTCTAAGCGTTTCTGTCCTTAATCTGTCAAGTTCTTCTTGTATTTTTTCGTCTGTCCACAACCCCATCTGAGCTGATTCAGAAACAAGTTCATCGGCTTTTTCCTTGGAATATCCTTCTTTCACAAGGAAAACTCTTAGTCCCCTGCATATCGCGGTTAATTCAGAAAGCAACTTATTTGCATCTTCTTCTAATTCAACTTTCCCGCCTTCACATTTGATCATTCTATTTTTCCTCCATTTCTCTTTTCAGTGTTTCGTACAGTTCCTTGTGAATCGGAGAATCTTCTGGAATCTCGCGAATTATTTCAATAATTTTGTCTTTTTTCTCCTCTAATGTCATATTTATAAACTCATTTGTTTCTTCTTTTTTCATGCTGGCTTCCTTTCTGTGGTATAATCTCCTATGGGAAGGAGGTGTGTATTATGGATAAAGAACAAATAGTTCATGATTTAGCAATTACTTATGCAAAGTCCAAATTAAATGAATACATTTTTGACAGAAGAGAAGCTCCATTGGCCGGAAATACTTCTATGTCAAATGACGAAATTCAATATTTAAAACGTGCATATGATTTTGCTATTCAGAATCTGTCGGATTAAACGCTCGTTTCCCGTATAAAGCGTTTTGAATTCCATCTGTAACGCATTCGGTAATTGTCTTCCCGTCAATATTTACCGTGTGCGTTACTTTTTTTGTTCTTGTAGGTACAATCTCTTTTCGAATGGCTTTAAGTTCTTCCAAAATCTGTTTGAGTAATGCATTTGTTTCTTCCGTCATATTGCTTCCTTTCTGTTGAGTTTGGCTTCTTATCTCTTTATAATGTAAGTACAGGCACTGCCATGCCTAGTAAATCGAAAGGAGATAAAAGTTTGCTATTATTACCACATATAGATGGTTTTCATCAGTCCGGTGAAAAAGTTTCTGAAACCTCAGTGTTTGTATGTAATAACTGTGGTTCTAAGAGAACTGTAAAGTCCGGTAAAACCATCCCTAAGTGTTCGAAATGTAACGATTATACCTATTGGTTCAAAATCGTAACGCTTTGATCACTTTCGATTTCATTGAACATTGTTTCCGGGTGGTATTCATCTTTTAAATCGCTGTTTGCATAATCGATGGATTTCACTTGGAAACAGATGTTTGCACCGCTTTGAGTGTTGAACACTTTCACATATTTCTTTCCATTTCTCGCAAAGCACATCACCCGCGTGTTATCCGGAATTCTTACAATCTGCGGCGCGAATAATCTTTTTAAAAACTGTTTCAGCACATTTATGACTCCTTTCTCAATCACCGTCTGCTTTTTCAGTTTCCTGTCCCAGAAACTTATTCACGAAATACAACTGTCCCTTTCCACTAACTTTTGTCGTGCGTGTGATTCTCACTGAACCATCTGGATTCTGAACGTTAGATTCTTTGATTTCAAACAATCCCTGCTCAACGTATTTCTGTTTTGGCATATTTCGTGAACTTCCAGAAACCATCAAATAGCCATTGTCTCTCATCCACTGGAATAATCGTTTCTGTCCTATCTGGTATCCGTTCTGACAGATAAGTTTTGCCAAGTCACCGATAAGAATTGATGTATGACTTGCGGATACCGCATCTGCAAAGATTGTTTTCGGTCTATCAGCTTCGATTTTCTCCGCAAGAAACTTATTTGTGTCTTTCAGCTTCGCAATCGTCTGATCTGCCATCTTTAATGCTCTGGCAAAAACCTGTTCTGGTGTGTTCCATGCTTTTTCAAGATCAATGAGATATTGCCTGCATTCTTTTCCTTTTTCAGTTCTGCTCATAAGGCAAATGTGTTTTGCCATGTCTACTGATAAGGAATAGTCCTGTATTTCTCTGTGTGCTCCGTTATTTACAACCGTACCTGAAAGTACACTTGTAAAATCTTCGTTCTCAATGAATCCCTGAGAGTTTGTTTCGAACCATGCCGAAAATCGTTTACTGATTTCAAGAGATTTATGTAACTCTCTGGCTGATACTGTAGGCTGTTCGCCATCGTAATTAATTGGTATTAATTCGTTCATGTATCTCCTTTCAAAATAATTATTCTTTCAAAAAATATTCAACAGATACATCGAAGTACTTTGCAAGAATCATTAGCTTATCGACTTTCGGTTTACTCTTGCCAGTTTTCCAATCGGAAAAAACAGTCGGTGCGATTCCGGTGTCTTTTGCAACTCTATATGTAGTTATTCCTTTTTTTGTAATGAGTTGCTCGAATTTTTCGTACAATGAGAATCCTCCTTTCCTAAATGAAGCTAAAATTTCATTTCGAAATTCATAAATATGTTGCTTTTATTTAGGAAATCCGATATAATATCAATAACCACAAAGATATTATGAAAAGCGATAGGGATTTTTTTGCCTTTTTTCGGATTTCCTTAATCACAATTACATTATATTTCGGTTATCCTAAAATGTCAATAGGCAAATTTCGGAATTCCTAATTTTTCGGAAAGGAATATTATGTATGAGATTTTCGTGAATTTGTTAATTGAAAATAATAAAAAAGCAATAGATGTATCCAAAGCAACTGGTATACCAGCATCTACCTTTTCTGATTGGAAAAAGGGAAGAAGTGTGCCAAAGCAAGATAAACTTCAAAAAATTGCAGATTTCTTCCGTGTATCTGTAGATTATCTAATGACAGGAAAAGAACCGGAAGAAGATTTTTCCGATGAATCTGCACATTTGATTGCACAGATAAGAAAAGACACCGAACTGTCTGATGCATTAAAGAAATACTTCGGACTGTCCGATGCCAAAAAGAAACATATTGTTGAATTGATTAATCTTTTAAGTGAGTGAGGTGCGTTATGTTAGATACTAAAACCATTTACGAAACTGCTATGAAACAAATTAATGATATTGAGCCAATCCCTTTAACATATTCGTATTCAGACACACAGTTCGAGATTCTTTGCAAATATATCAAAGAATTTGAATCAAAACTTGATTCTGAACATGAAGTAGGACTTCTGCTTACCAATTTCGGCCAATCAGTTACTATGCACGTCACTGAAATAGGATACGAGAAGTCCGTACTTATGATTTTTAAAGGATATGTTAACGGAAAGATGTCAACGCTTATTCAGCACATTAGTCAGCTGAACTTTTTACTTATGTCAGTTCCGAAAGAAAATGATCGTCCAAAAAGACCTATTGGATTTTTGTCTCCAACCGCTGAATAGATTCCTGTAATGATTGAATCATATTTGTCTGAACTCCAACCATGTCGATTAATGCGTATATAAGCGATGCCGGTGGAAGACCCGTTTTATTTGATGGGTCTTCCATTTTTGCGATTATTTTCTTTTGCTCTTCTTCGGAATATAATAAATCTTTGTTCATATGTCCTACCTCCGTAAATCGTTGTAAATATCAGCTACGATAATATAAATATAACGCAAAATCTTTTGACTTTCAATTTCATCTATCATTTTTATAATCTCTTTCTTATAATCCATAAATAACCCTCCCGATCGAAACTTTACTACAGTATATGTCTGGACTGTGAGAAATATGCATTCGAACATTTATTTTTATCATATTTTCCGTAAGTCCAATGTAACAGGACACATGGATTAATATTCGCCCTTGCAAACTGCCAGAGATAGACTGGAATATTTGTGATTTCAAATATGACCTTTACTTTCACAAATATAAAGTTCGTTTTTACCGGATTTTCTGTGATTTCTACAATATCGTTCGTTCTTAGAATCTCTTTTATGCTCTGGCTTAAAGTTGAATGCTTGCACATATCATCTGCCAAGCGGATGAAGCTTTTACGTAAATAATCTTGATTGCACATCGGCAAGTGAATGATGTAGCTTGCAAAGAAGATTACTCCTACTGCGATCAGCAATCTCTCAATCTTCCTCATAATATATACCTCTTTAGTCTATAATTTATGTACTTAGTTATACCACTTTTTGTGCAAATTAATCGGGCAAAACGATAAAACTGCATTTTGAATGGATAAAAATATGAAAAATATTTCGGTTTTGACTATGATATTGTTGAATCTTGCGGTATAATATATGCAAATTTTACTAAGGAGGAAAAGATATGGCTATAATTAAATGTCCTGAATGTGGAAAAGAAATAAGTGACAAGGCTACCAGTTGTCCAAACTGTGGTTTTCCATTAATCAAAGGGCAGCCCGAAAAAGAAAAACCAAAAGAATATACTGTAGAGATAAACGATTCTATGTATATTCAAGCAACATCAGAAACAATCAAAGTTTTCTATAAGCACAATCAAATTATGGAATCTCCTGTTGATGATTTTGTTTTGAATTATTCAAAAGAAGAGCCAGATGATTTTGGCCGCAACCAACTTAAAATCGCATTTTCTACCCCAAACTACAAGGATTCCTTTAAAATATGTGTAAATGCTAACTCTGAAAAATATGAAATAACTAAAGATTTTTTTAGTAAACATAGCAGACAAGTACTTTAAAAAAGATTTTGTTTCCGATTGGTATCTTGTGAATGAATATGCTAAAAACCATGCTGACAAATTCAAATCTGGCGAAACCAATGTAAATATCCAAAAAGTTCAAAACAATGCTAGCAATCAGTCTAGCTCATTCTCGTATCAGCAGTTTCAAGAAGAACAAAAGAAGGATTCTGTGTTTGCATCTACCGGATTTACAGTATTTATGATTTTGATATTCTGGCCTATCGGTTTATTCGTTATGTGGAAATACAATCATTTCAAAAAAGGTACAAGAATTGCATTGTCAATCATTTTCCCCGTATTGGCAGTATTTGTTTTGGGCAGTGGAGGACTTAATTCAGACAGTGCAAGCACTCCTTCTCCGACGGAACAAAATACATACGAGCAAGAAATACAGGATATTGCAAATGAAGTATCAGAAGAAATCAATAATTCTTCTGATATGCCTACTCCTGAGCCAGTTGAAGAATCTGCACCTGATTATGTAACTGTCGGATCTACATTTGAAGTTAACGGGTTGCAAATCACTGTAGATGATGCGGACACTGATTTTCAGGATTACGAAGACGAATACGGGCTTTATACGCCTGCCGATGGAATGAAATATGCAAAGGTATCTTTTACATACAATAATATTGGAAACACAGACAAGTACGCAAGTATCTATGACTTTAAGTGCTATGCTGATAATCAAACTTGTGAACAAACATATGGTTTGGATAACAGAGGTTTCATAAATACTAATCTTTCCTCTGGAAGAAGTGTTTCTTTTTCTACATATTACAGTATACCAATTGATTCTCAGTCTGTAGAATTGGAGTATACTGCCAACGTCTGGACTGATGAAAAAGTATTAATTAAATTGCAGTAAGCAAAGAGCCGGGGAGTAAAATCCTCGGCTCTTTTTATGGTAAAACCTGCATTCACGATCACGTTCCTCCCCAGAGCAATCTGGCAGGCTGTACCAACGAATTAATATGTCGAATTTTTTCGAAATTTCGCTGAACTATTTACACATTTTCGTTTCGGTGCTACTATATTACCATAATTGATTACTTAGATGAGGATAATCTGATGAAAGTTGAAGTGCAAGCGATAAACGGAAGGTGATTACTATGAAAATCGCTATTTGTGACGATTGTGAACTACAGGTTGAGTACTTCAAGCATCGAATTGAACCGTTTTTAAAGCAAAATGGTGACCGGAACTATACGATAGACGGTTATTTCAGTGGGGAACCCTTGATAGATGATGTTAAGGACGGAAAATGGTTTGATATGATTGTCTTGGATGTAATACTTAAAAACGAAAATGGCGTGGATATTGCCAAAGAACTCCGAGAGTGTGGATATAAGGGCAAAATTGCTTTCTGGACAGCTCACAAGGATTTTGTTTTTGATGCGTTGGATGTTGAATTTACGCATTATATCATCAAGGGAAATGAACACGGAAGAATGTTTTCTATGATTGACAATACCTTGAGTGATATGAAACACAAGATGCTCACAATCAGACACAGAGATTGCATTATAAGGATTCCATTGAACAAAATCGAGTACCTCGAAGCACGGGATAAGCAAGTTTTTGTTCATTGCACGAACGGGATTATGCACAGTATGTATGCAACTTTAAAGTCGGTTGAGCCTTACCTTGATAAACGGTTTTTGCGTTGCCATAAGTCATTTGTTGTAAACATGGATTATGTGCAAAAGCTGGATTCTGATTTTACGATGTTTTCTGGTGATAAAGTACTGATTCGTAAGAACGGATATGCGGATATTAAAAATCAATATTGGGAATATATTATTAAATAAAATAAAAGAGATGATCTGTCAAGGAATAGAAACAGATCATCTCTTTTTTGAGTTCATATCCAAACTCTGGGGAGGAGTTGAATTATGGTATATTTATTATATCACATTTATCACACTTTGCAAATATATTTCGTGGAAACAAATCCGAAATACTTTCCGGCAATGCGGATATAGTACCAAGATGCTCCATCTTTGGCTTTAATGGTATCGCATACATCAACTAAATTGCCTTTTGCAAGTGTAGGATAGCTTTTAAGCTGTGCATACTCTGTTCCTGCCCATGTGCGGACATTAAGTGTATTTGCA